CACATCGGCATTGTCCGCCGGCAGCGCCGTGACGTTCTGCAGCTGCGAGCCGGGTCCGACCATCGCCGGAGAAATCGGGATGGTCATCGTGCCGGCCGCGTCCGAGGTCGTCGCCGTCACCACGAAATCCATGAGCTGGCCGGTGGACTGGTAGCTCTGGGGATTCACGGCGTAGACGCCTTCGAACTGGACCACATCGCCCGCATTCAGCGTGCCAGAGGACCAGCCGTCGGTGATGATGCTCGCGCCCGACTGCGACCCGTTCAGCACTTCCGGCGTCGAGGCCCCGAGGGCGCCGACGGTGTGAACGTAGACGTTCTGGTCCATCGCCCACTCGAAGCCGCCGAGCATCCCGAGCGTGCCCTTCCGATACGACTTCGCGATGGCATCGGTCGGATTGAACGACGCCAGCGTCGAACTCGCGATCGACCCCTGCGTGGCCGGGTTCATGCTCACGTAGCGGTCTTCGCTCGGCGCCGCGAGGTTGTCGAGCTTCGTGGCCGCGCTGTTGGAACCGATGACCACCGCGGTGGACGTCGGGACCGTGCCCGGCGTGCCGACGCAGTTGTTGACCCCGAGCACGAGCGAGCACACGTCCTGGTCCACGAGATTGGCCAGACGCGCGATCTTCGGCTTGAGGATGCGGTCCCGGTAGTCGTCGATGCGGAGCGACAGGTCCTGCGAACTGACCTGCGTATCGACGCCGCGCTGGAACGCCAGCGTGAGCGGCACATACTGTTCCGCGATGCCTTCGACCTGGGTTGCCTGACCGAGCCGGCCGATGAAGCGGGGCGGCTTGCGGATGTTGAGGGTCTGACCGAGCACCGCGCCACCGAACCGGAAGGAATCGTTGTATTCCCGGTTGATGCGGTTCGTCATGTTGAGCGTGTTTTCAAGCACGTCCAACGCTTCATACGTGATGACCTGATTGGTGAGAAGAGTATTGGGCATCGTCACTCGCGTGACGACACGACGCTATCGGCGCTGACGCTCCGCTTGGCGACGTTCCCGGAACCCGGAACTGTCGTAATCTTCGCCACCGCGGGCGATCAGAGACTCAAGAGTCGCTGTCGTCGTGCGTGTCGCTGCCCCCAACCGGCCAGGCGGGGGTGGAGCGGATGTGGTCGAAGGCGTGACAGGCGCAGAGCCGGTAGACGCACCAGCACCCACACGCAGGGACAGCAATTTGGCCATCGCAACCTGAGCGGACTTGTCCGAGACAGGCACCGAAACCGTGTTCAGGGCCAGAGACAAGGCGTCATCAAGATGCGTGCCCAAGTAGTAGGCCATCGCCGGACCATCGGGATGCTCGTTGAGCACCGCCTGGATGATGGGCGACACCTGAAGGTCTTTGCTTGTGACCACGGCCTGAAAATCCGGCTTGTCGGCGGCGAAGGCCTCGATACGGTCTTGCAACTCACTCTGCGCCTGAGACGCCTGTTGCGCGCGTCGAGACTCGGCCGCCGCGGCTTCCCGCTTCACCCACGCCTGTTCGGCTTTCCACTCGGCGACCGCTTCCACCCACGCATCGAGCGCATCGGGCTGCGACTGGAAATCCTCAAACTTCGGCTTGCCCGTGGGCGCTGAAGGCTCCACCGGCCCCGGTGCGGCCGTCGTCGGCGATCCTTGGAGGGGAGCGGGCGACGAGGGAGCAGGGGCCGGGACCGGTGCAGTCTTCAGGCGAGCCGTGAGCGTGTCGATGCGCGCTTGCATCTTGCCAAGCGCCTCTTTCTTGCTGGCTTTCCGGAACTTCCCCGACTTGTCGCGGAAGCCCATCTCTTCTCCGTCATCATCGCCTGACGGGTCAGCAGCAGCATCAGCCTCAACCGGCTCAGCTTCACGTCGATCTGCCGATGACTCGGCGGACTCAGCCTGAGCGGGTTCGACAGCAGGAGCATCGACAGGCTTGGCATCCGTGAACGACTCAGCGAGTTCCTTCGAGGAGACATCAACCCCCGTCACGACCACATCGGACGGGCCGACTTCGACGCTGACCTGGGCTTCGGGAGTCTCACTCATTCGGCGGCTGCGTCATTCTGCGCCATTTGCGCGTTCGGGTCAATCGGCGGCGGCGTCACGGCGAGTTCAGCCTGCTGCGCGTGGTCCTGCATCTGCTTCGACTTCTCGTGCTCGTGCTGCCGTGCTTGCAGTTCCAATTCCAGCATCCCATCATCCTGCCGCTCGATGGCGCCGACCTTCGCCTCGCCCATCAGCGTCAGACTCGCATCCCGCGCGGAGATACCGGCCTTCATCAGGTCGGCCTCGTTCTTCATCTCCTGTAGACGAATCTCGTGCGCCTGCTCCAGCTTCAGCCGTTCCAACTCGGCCGCGGCCTTCTGCTGCGCCAGCGCGACATCCCGCTGCGCCTTGATACCGTCCGTCTCGAGCAGCTGGTTCTTCGCGTTGAGTTCCTTCGTCATCCCGTCGAGCATCTGCCCCATCTGCTGCATCTGGGCCTGCATCTGCTGCATGCCCGCGGCCGGGTCATCCTGCTCCTGTGCGAACGGGTTCTGCTTCTTCAGCCGTTCCGCGGCCTTGAGATGCCCCGGAAAGTCCATGCTCTCGACGAGGATGTCTCCCACCCGCGGCAGCATGTATTCCGGCGCGGCTTCGACCAGCCCAGACAGAGCCGTGACGCCTTCCTCCCGTGCCGTGGTGTGCGACTTGCCCACATCCACCGTCACCGAGTAGCGCCCCGCCTTCAGGTCGTAGAACTTCTCGAAACCGGCCTGCATCTTCTGTTGCGCCGGCGTCGGGCCCTGTGGCTGTTGCGGCTGCGGCTGACCCGGAGGCGCCGGACCCACAGCCACGGCCTTGAGTTCATCGTTGATGTCGAGAATCTGGAGCACGCGACCCGGCCGGTCGTAAATCTTCGGGATGATGTCCACGAGGATTTCCCCCGCCGACACCAGCGACCGCTTCAGGCTCTCGATGTAGTTCGAGGACCCCGCCTCGCCCTGCTTCTGCAAGGCCATGATGGCGCGGCCCGACTTCTCCCGCGGGTTGTTGTTGCCCAGTGACGGGTCGAAGATGCCCGTCGTGGCCTTGATGCCCTCTTCCGACGCTTGAAGCATCAGCACCATCTTGTCGATGGCTCCGGTCATGTCCATCGGCGTGGGCGGACTGATAGGCTGGTTGTCGGTCGCGGACCGGCTGCGATACGGCAGATAGGCATAGTTCCGGACGTTCCCGGTCTGCCACATCGCCTCGTAACCTTCGATGCCCTCCGGGTCCAGCAGGACGGGCGCCTTCGACCCGAGCGCCACCACTTCCGCCGCCCCCGAGTAGAAGTAGTTCACCATCCGCTGCGGGTCAATCGCCGGCCGGATAATCCCGCGCATGATGCGCTTGCCGTCCACGTCGAGTTCTTCACCGATGACTGGAATAAACGGGATGCGCCTCCCGACCCACTCGCCCTGTTCCAGTTCCCGCGTGGCGCACAGAATTGACCACTTCACCGACTTGTTCTTGATGTCCCGGACCTTCTTGGCCCCGCGTGGCATCTTCTCGCCCGCCTCGGACTTCTTGAACGTCTGCCCCTTCGGCGTGCGCCACAACTCGTCCGGCGTCTCAATCACGCGCCAGTAGTTCACCAGGCGGATGGCGCCGTTCTCGGTGATCCAGTTCAGTGACCCGTTATCGCCCGTGCCCGCGAAGTCGTTCAGGCTCTGCCCGAGGCCTTCGTAATCGTCATCGGGATACCGGGCTTCGAACTCCTCGCGCGGGACAATCTCGGTCACGAACAGATACCGCATGTCGGCCCGCGTCGGCTTCACCGCGGCCGGGTCACAGTAGACGCTCAGCGAATTGGCGATGCGGACGAGCTCGACTTCCTGGTCGTCAGAGTCGTCATCGCAGTATTCGGTGGAGATTTGGAACCATCCCAAGCCAGCAGACACGCCATCCTCGAAGGCCCAATCAATCGGCGCCTCGGTGCGCGCGTCGTTCTGAATCCGGCGAATCAGACCCTCGTATATCTCGCCCACTTCATCCGTCGCGCCGCCACCT